AGCATGGCAAACCCTATTTGCTTGAATAAGGGTCATAATCCACCATTCTGCTTTTAGTACGTGCACCACCCAACAACTTAGCACGCTTTGGCGTATCGATCAGAGCAAGCATGTATGCACTAGCCCAGTCAGGCGATCTACCAATGCGACTGATAATACCCTCGCGGCTTTCTACCTTGATAACGCTGCCTGATAATTCCCACGTTGGTGCGCACAGATCCGCTAATAGTTGCTTGTTCGGCGGCAAGAATATTCCAGTATTGTTTGACGGATCCAACGCCTCGCGCATTTTCCAGTAATACTCAGATCGCTGATTGAAAAACCTTAGCCGCCCTGACTTGTCTGTTGCCAGTGACTTCTCTGATACGTTTACGCCAACCACTTGTTGGTTAGCTGAGTTGAGGAAGTCATACGGGCTAGCACCTACACCAATCACATCGATGTGGATGGGTGCTGCGTCGCGCATGGCAGCAATACACAAGCCCGCAACAGAGGGGCCGTCTGGCGTTGCTGCACCAGTGTAGGTTAGCGGCTCATCAAACCACATGCCGTGACGGCGTGCGATGATAGTGTTGTCTTTACCGCCTCGCGCAACGTCAACGCCCAACGCATCCATGGGTGCTAATTGTGCTGGCTTAATCCATCGCGCCTGTGCGGCTTCTACCCACGCGGTTGGTATAACCTGCCAAGGATCGTCCTCGATACCTGCATTGAAGTCACCGTACAGCATTTGTGAGCGCAGCGGCTCAGGTAGAGATTGAAGCGTTGACATATAGCCCGTGCCTATCAAATATGGATTGTCAGTTACCCGCGCTGGTATGAACGTGCGCGACTTCGGAGTAAGGATATTCTCTTGCTTGTGATCATCTGGATTGAAGTCGTACAGATACTCACCATCACCACCGAGCACAAAGCTACGTGAATCAGGTACTTCTACGTCTTTACCGCCTATGGTAGTGAACCATCTAAGCTCGCCAGGCTTTGCAGGGTTGGGATGCTTTGCGTCCAGCCATGGTGCGAAGAATGCGATTACCCATCGGCCTTCGGCTTTAGTTGGAGGATTGAACGTCATCAAGACTTGCGGCTTGACAGTAGGATCCGCTGATCGTGTCCATCCCATCACGAATCGCGCTTGTGCTTCGCGCATCTCAGCGACTTCTTCGAGCAGCTTCAAGTCGTGCGCTCGGCCTTGCCAGCGGTTTTCGTCACCAGGGTTATCAAGTCCGCCGAACTCGATTAACGGCTCAGTGCCGACAGGTAAACGCCATACACCCTTTTGTGAGTTATACCCATTAGATGATCCCGCTATCTCAGTTAAGCGCTGCACTACACCCTCTGTCTGCGCTTTCTCTCGTCGCACAATCAGCACGCGCTTGTGTTTCGTGATTGCTTTACCGCAGGCCAAATCAGTTTTTCCGCCACCAGCTGAACCGCCGTACCCGATAATATCCGCCTGGCTCTCGTAAGCTAGAGTCTGCGGTCCATGCAGTGGTTTCCAAGGGTGGCGGCGCTTCATCTCACGCGCAAGAAGTAGGGCGCGTTCTAACTTTGCACGCTCATTAGTTGCTTGATCACTCATCTTTAACAGTTAGTTTCAATGCAGCCAACTCAGCCAGAATATCTTCATCACTCATACTTGATAATGTTAGATTTCCAGATAGCTCAACTGATTGCTTATCTCCATAACGTTTAGGTGCCAACTTTGACAAGTACCACTTGCGTGTATCAACTCGCAATCGTGACCTTGCTATAACTTCCTGATTAGTCCGTTCAGTTCCATCTTCAGTCTGAAATGTGTCGTTTGAACTATCATCTGCAATGTCAAGCAACTGATCGGCCATAACATCAAGGCCAATATCCCTTGCTGTCGCGTATTGCGTGTAAACTCCATTTTTATCATCTAACAACCATGTGCGAAATGTTGCTTCGTGTGGCATATTCTCATCCCTGCAAATACCTCGCAAAGTTTCACCAGCAGCTAACCGTTTGCAGACTATATCAACAATATCTTTGTTAAATGAAGTCGGTCTTCCTGCTTTCTTCTTCGTAGCCATACTATAAATTCCTATCAGTCATCAAAGTGCACCGTTTTGAAATGGTGCACGCACTGAGATCGCAGCTCGCACTTTACATACTTTCGTGCTGTTGTAATTCCTATGTCGAACATCTTTGCTAATCTTCTATATCCATAACCTGACTCGTGCAAATCTCGCAAAATATCGACTTCACGATTTGTAAGTTTCGCATTTGGATGATACTCACCAACACGCAAACCTTTTTCACTCACGCCGACTAGGATATTCATTTTGCTAACCTGGCATTTCGTCAGCGCCTACAACGATCAGTCTCGGCTTATTCATTTCTTTTGAGTTCAGCTCTTTATGAATTGCATTGAGTGCAACTGCGCCCATCGTTTGTGCTGGCGTAAAATCAGTTTGTGCTTCAGTGACTTTTGGCTCATCCTGCAATTGAACCGCAACGCCTCTGTCAGTATCACGAATTGTTATAACGATTAAAGCCATGGTAATTCCTTTTCAAAATAGTCTGGATATTGGTATTTGACCCACTCGATAGCGCGATCAACTGCTTTGCGCCGTGCTAGTGGATCATGTTTTGTTACAGGTGTTTCTGCTGCCTTAATCAATGCTTCCCTTGCTGCTTTTGGTAGTACATCAACATTCTTAATACTCATCTCACCTCCTGAATATCTAACATGTAAGCTGGCATGGTCATGGCATAGCCCCAATAGTCACCGTCATTCCGCCGTCTTTAACAGGCTCGCCGTACTCCGCTTCAATCCGCTTTACTTGGCTATCATCGTTGTATGCAATTCCATTCAGCGCGTCACATGTAACTTTTATTGAATTATCCAAGTCCAAGCATTTTTTTGATGCGTCACCATACTTGGTTGTTTTTGGATGAAGCACTATCTTCAGCGCGACATGCTCATGTATTTGTCGTACTCCTGCCGCTATCGCTATCCACGATATTGCCTGCTTATATGACCTAGCCTCTGCACTAACATAAGTAACGGCATGCCCTTTTGTAACCATTGTACGCCAGTATTTATTTGCTGATACGGGGTAGGGTAATCTAATTGTTATCATATTTATTTACTCATCGAAATACATATTTACTCCAAAATCGGAGCAATTATTTAACGCGTGGGCGTTTTTTGTTCCCCAAGCCACAAGCATAGAGCCGCTACCTGCGCCACTTCCTTTTGAAACCCCTAACCCATCAACAAATTTTACACGCCCTTTTAGAAACAAAATACTATCCGCATTAGCAACATAATCATGAAACCATCTGCAATCTGTACGCGAAAACAATAATGCAATACCATTCCTATGGCTATCCATCTTTTTAAGCCATTTCCCTGTTTCCTTACCGTATGGCGGGTTAAGCCATACATTACCTTCCCAATCTTGAACTAGTCCATCATCTTCAATAGAATAATACTTCTTTGCAGGTATCCAAGGAACTCCGCCTATTGGCTGTCACGGGTCTAAATCAAACTCTATTCCTAATTCGTCAAAAATTGATTTTGGCGTGTACCAATCGACATTCTTTTCACCGCTATCATCGTGAGTAAAACCCATTTTTTTCATGCTATTTTCACCAAACCTTTATCATGCAATATCGACATAGTTTCAATCACTGCTTCCAAGTGAACAAGTTTCAAATAATCTTTAGAATGCATCGACTTCACACGACCATCTAGCGCATCGTGGCAACTTGAACAGGCGTAAGCGCCAAAATTCGTTTTTATACCCGTTCCATGACCATTCCTAATACCGCTAAGATGGGCGAATACAGTTGTACTATCATCACGGTTACAAACAAACGGCAAACGAACTGTACACGGCTGATTACGAGCTGATTGCGTGATTTTGCTCATGCTCTTGTTACCCGTTTGTTATCATTACGCTCACGCTTTGCAACAGCTAGGCGCAACTTGTAGTTATCCAGTTCGTAATCATCCTTGCGCTTCTTGATCTTTGCTTTAATTGTTTTTGGTATAAACACACTGATAACGGAATGTAATACCATAGCTAAAGCTGCCATTACTGATGATTTATTCATGATAGTGATTTCATGTGATTTATAACTGTTTTTACATGCCAGTAACTTCTGGTATTTCGGTTTACTCCAAACATAATATTTTTGATGCTTGCATCAGCTTTGGGGAAACTGTTTTTTGCAATCCTTTTATCTAATGCATTAACTGTTATTCCCATCAATCCCGCGACTTCCTTGCTATTCAAAAGGCTATTTTGCTTTAGTTCCATTATCCATTCTGGAATAATCATTGCTCACCTTTCCAAGCGTTATTAAACTTTACCCCATTATTTTCGCCGAACGCTGCAATTAACTCAAGCAATTCGCTGAACTCTAATTTTGTCATCTTTGACGTGGCCTGACCACAAACTACAAACCCGCCATCTAGGCCAGGCACTACTTTTTGCTTTTTTAAAGCCGAGCTGAATACCGACTTCCATTCTTCCTGACTTAGTTTATTGCCGTACCAGTCAACTTTCCGACTAATATCTGTGAGCATCGCCCACAATGCGGCGTTCTGATCTAAATTGCGTGTCGGCTCTGATACTGTGACGATATATCCATCTGGGGCATCTTTAACTGCTTGAATAGCCCTGCGCCGCGCTTCGTCATGTACTAACCTAAACGTCTGTTTACTCATCGTCTTGCTCATCCTTGCGCCTGTTATTGTACGCCATTGGGTTAGCTGTCCGTGAATCATCAGATTTTATCCACGCCAGCACATCCTTTTTATTGTTATTTTTAACGTACTCATGTCCAGCTTGCCTAGTCCGTCAATAGATACCCCGTTGCAGTCAAATATGCTACCCGTTATCACATCAACATATAATCGCTTTCCGTCCAGCACCGAATCGGCATAAACACGGCCTATTTGTACATATTGCACAATCTCCATCCTGCCTATGCTGTTTGGTGCGCTGGCCATTAGTCTGATAGCGTTATCTGTTAGGGCATAGCATTCAGATGAGATGATCTTGATGTTTGTGGTCATTGTTTTAATCCGTCTTTTAGTATGTGAGCGATTACATCAACCGTCCAGCCATTGCCAATCATCTTATATCGCTGCGTGTTGCTTACACAGTCAGTAAAGTTATCGGGTACTGTCTGTAATCTTTCGCATTCTACGGGTGTCAGCTTACGATAGCGAATGCCGGAATAAACCACCACGTTATCTTTTTGCACCGTGGTTAGTGTATTTGTTTTCCCGTCTTGTCTAACCTCAAGTCGTTGCTCTGTTAGTCCTGCGGTTTTCAGCTTGTGGTCCTGCCGCTTGCCGTCAACAATATAACGCCCTCTAATCGCACCGCATACTGGAATATGCCCTAGTGCATATCCATGCGTTCCTGCGCAGATAGTCGGCGCTTTTCCTTCCACCAGATGTATCGTATTGGCTTGCGATTTGTAATCTGGGTTTAGTTGATTACCTCCATCATGATTTTTTGGTGTTTGTGATATAAAGATGTCGCTAACTTCACTTTCGAGAATATCAGCCATAACAATTCCTTTATCCGCTGGTTGCGACACCGCAAAGTTCGTCCAGTAATAACGCTGGCGGCTTTGGGCAGATACCAGTGCCGAGTTAATTAGCGTCTTTTGTACATGCCCCAACGCTTGCTCAGTGTGGTGCGTGATGTACTGCTCAAATTCATGCTTCATCTTGACGTTTTCCATCAAGAATTTAGCATTTTGGTTATGTACCATCACATTCTTAATAATGTACAGGAACGTCCAGAACAATGCTCCGCGTGGGTCTTTGTCGCCTAGTCCTTTACCTGCTACTGACCAAGCCTGACATGGAAACCCGCCAGTCACTAAGTCAATACTAGCCCAGTCTATATTCCAGCTTTGCCAGTCCAATACGCTTCCTAGCTGCACGGTGTCAGGGTAATTGCGCTGCGTGACTTGGATAGCATATTTATCTATCTCAGCAGCGTAATAAATATCTGGCTTTATGCCGATACGGTTCAGTGCTATCTGACCTGACGACATACCGTCGAAGCATGATAGTACGTTCATTTATCATCTTTCATCAACTCGACAATAACAATGCTAGTTGTCATTAGCAATTCGTCGATAGCCGCATTTAACGCGGCTTCGTTTACTATTTTCTCTAGTTCTATGCCACCGTATGACCAAGTAAGTTTATACATTATTTACTTTCAAATTAAAAAGATAAATCGCTGTTTTGTTTATCGGTCTTCCGCTCTACTTTTTCAAGTCTTTGCGTTTCTGCAACAGCTTCCCGCATCTCGCGTTGCGTTATCATATGCAACTGAGCATCGTGCAATGCTATCAGCTCCTTTGCGGCTCTAATCGCGTCTGACGTAAGAAAATACACGCCGCGATTTTTAGATAGCTCATACGCGGTTTTAATATGCGATTTGGATTCTTCTATATCTTCTGATTTCTTGCTGTGAAAATACTTATCATCGATCACTTTCGTCAAATTAGATAATGCCGCGATAATTTCAAAATCACGCAAGCCGCCGCCGTTTAGCAGGTTTTCCAGCGCCATGTGATTGTGTATGTTTAGATCAGTGCGCTGGTCGTCAGTCAGTTGCCGTGCGCCGACTATCGCACCAAGTCCACCCATTGCCGAAACTTTCTTCTGTTTAATTTTTGCCATGCTTCGCATCCATTCTTTTTTGCCAGTCTCTCTGACAATTAGTATCGCAAAATAAGCCAGCATCTAGTGGCTCCTGGCAGTTGTAGCACTGGCCTGAATACGCCAGCTTTACTGCCGTGGAATGGGTTTGGCTGATTGCCGCATCTCGGTACTTCTGCTCTAAATCACTTGCTCTATCAAATTCATCCACGTTTACGACCTTTCCAAATTTTCATAACCATGCGCTCGACCTTGTCGGAATACTCATCACCGTGTAAATTTTTCCAGTAATCCAAACACTCACGGCGGTATTCTTTTGTTTTGCTCGCGATTAGAAACGATGCTGCGTCTTGTACGGGTAGCATTATGCTGCGACTCCTAAAAACTTAGGTATAACTAGCCAGTTATCATCACCATAAAGTATGATTGCATCGCGTGCGGCTCTTGCGCTCACTAGCGCGTCATACCAAAAAACTTCACGCCACTACTTTTTGCTTAAATATGATAATTTTTCACCGTTAGCCTCGCGCTCCATCAGTAGGAACGCACATTGCGAATGATTTTTACTCGTTCCTGGAAGCATCTTTGGAAGTAATGCGCTCATCATGCAGCTCCTTTTTTTAGCATTTTTTTTATCTCGGCTAAACGTTTGTTTGCGATCTCTCGATCTAATGCGGTTGCAGCTTTATCGGTTAATAGTCCGTTGTTTGATACCAGTGATAAAACAGTTCCTATTCGCTCTTGGCTTGCTTCGGGCGGAGGCAACAAGCCACGCGCATAACTCGCACTTAATCGACCAACTTGAACCGCCGATTCAATAACCAATCTTCTGCGGTCAATATCCCACCCCTCAGAAACACTCCAAACAGCCGCCTTGCGATTTTTTCGAGCTTCGGAACACAACCTGTCATAAGCATTGCGAAAAGCCATCCTTGCCCCTGTGCGGTCATTTATTTCAAGCAATGGTCTTGCTATCCAGAATGCTTGTGATTCTTCCTCAGTCCAAACTATAGTTTCAGCCTCATCATTTGCAAGCATGGAATTTGCCCACGCTTCATCGGAGTTTAGTCTACCATCGGCAGATTGAATTCGGTCAACAACGTCAGCAACAGTTAATCGCCTGCATTCGCGTCTAACCAGCGTCAACGCTTGCAAAACAGATTCATCGCCATAACTGTTCAAGTCATCGGCCATCATCAGCAAACCTGCTGGGCTTATCTGCTGCCCCATTGCTTCGGCTGTTACCCCTAAAGCTCGGATAATGGTTTCTGTACTCATGCTAGTTTCCTTTCTGCCGACATGGATAACGCTTGTTCGATAGCGTTAAAATTAGATTGTGTTGAATCTATCTGACGTGCTGTGGCTGTTGTCATGCTTCGTCCAGTAGCCCACTCGGTGCGCATTTTTTCAGCATCGGCAAGCAGATTACCAAACTGATGTCCCCTGCCAACGTAAAACGATGAGTTACTTGCAACAAAGAATCTTGCGATACTTGGGGCTTCTGATTGAGGTACTCGCTTGCAAAAATCAACAACCTGTTTACTAACCTTAGCATTGCGAACTGGCTCGATTCCGTAGCGTTCAAAATATCCTGTTGAGTATGCCTGCCAAGTTTCTCGACAAACCTGTTTTTCGTTATCAGATAAAACCTTGCTTTTGGCAGCAACTGCGACAGCGGTTGCAGGTGTGGTTTGCAAATGGTCTGTTACTGGTCTGTTACTGGTCTGTTTATGGTCTGTTACTTGCCATACCCCGTTTCGGGGTAGGTTAGTACACCGTTTCGGGGTAGGTTTACACCCCATTTCGGGGTAGGTTAATACCTGTTTCGGGGTAGGTTTATTTGTTTTAACCTCTACCGTTTTGGGGTGTGTTAATGCACCCTGTTTTGGTGTATGTTTTATAACATTTGTTGGCTCATCAAAAATCACATAAACATTAGATGTTGACCTCCCACCATCACCTGATCTTGTGATCCATCCAAACAATTCTAGTGCGCGAGTGTCGTCAGTGATCTTACTCTCAGACACCCCTATTAACTCAGTTAATTGTGATCTTTTAGGGTGCGCAATTCCTGTGTCTGAACTTGCAAACAAGCGCAACGCACAAAGAACTTTGAATTGTCGACCTGTCAGCCTATCATCTGATAGCATTGCCTCGGAAACCATGGCGAATCTTCGCTTGCTCATATATAACCCTAATCCAGTGATGGAATAATAATAGTTATTGTTGATGCTGTTGGCATGTTTCAATTTCAGCCATGACAGCTTTATAAATTTTAGGCTTTCTGTATCTTATCAACTCCAGGCAGTCTGCAGGAATTGAGTTTCTTCGCCACTGGCTTATCGCGGCGGCAGACTTATTCATCATTTTAGCCGTAGCATTTGTTCCGCCAATTGCGTCAATAATTTTGTTGGCCAATAAATCCATTTTATCTCCTTTAAGTTAAGTTTCAACTATATCATAACCTATATTTTAATATTGCGGAATTAGATTGTTTTATTTTTATTAAAAAAGTGTTGCTTATTTAATTTAGATGGCTTAATATTTGTCAACTGTTGCAAATTTCAACGAGCGAAGGAGTGTAAAAATGTACAAAGGTAAATACGGTATAACGCAACAAAGCGGACGTTACACACGTAATGATTTTCAGCCAGACCCAGATAATACGCCATTATTCAAGGCGATATTTTGGTCAATAGTTGTTGTGGTCATTGTTTGCGTGGCGTTAGGGTGGATGATATGAAATATGGGATTTTTGAAGCAAAAAAAGATTGAGAGGACATAAAATGAGCACATCAGTTACATCACAAGATCGTCAACAAAAAGATTTTCCAGCAATGCTTAAATCATTTCTACCAGAGATTCAGCGTGCGCTTCCTGCTCACCTGAATGGCGACAGAATGAGCCGCATTGCACTAACGGCATTTCGTCGTACACCAAAACTTGCTGAATGCGATCCTCGCAGTGTATTTGCCGCCGTTATTCAAGCCGCACAACTTGGACTTGAACCAGATACGCTTGGTAGAGCTTACCTGCTTCCTTATGCAAAGAATAAAAAAGTAGGCAATGTATGGGAAAAAACTTGGGAATGCCAATTTATACCTGGCTGGAAGGGTTTAGTTGATTTGGTATCCAGATCTGGACAGGCTTCAGTATGGACAGGTGCGGTATTCGCTGGTGACAAATTTGATTACCAGTTAGGCGATGATCCTAAATGCACTCACATACCTGGAGATATGCATGGAGAGGGTGAGCCTACTCATGTTTATGCCTGCGGGAAAGTAAAAGGATCAGATACCGCAATCACTGAGGTATGGTCAATTGCACGTGTTAAGCGTCATCTGCAAAAATATAACAAGGTTGGTGATAAACACTATGCTTATGAAAACATGGAAATGTATGCGCGTAAGGTTGTTTTGTTGCAAGTTCTGAAATACATGCCGATGAGTACCGAATTGTCACGTGCTGTTGAACTAGATAATGCGGCAGCTACAGGTAGCCAAGGTCTGAATGTGAATGATGCTATTGCTGGCGAGTGGATTCCTGTTAATGAGGATGATCAAGAAGTGCTAGCAGATCCAGAAGTTAAAACTAAGCCAGCCTATACTGATGAGAAACTTAATGAAAACTTGGACACATGGGGAAAGCTAATTGCAGCATGTAAGAAAACGCCTGACGACATTATTGCAACTATTGAATCTAAGCACAGCATTACAATAGAGCAAAAAGCGATGATTTATGCGTTAGCAGATAAACCGAGTTTAGTTGAAATTGACCACAGTGAATTTTTAGCAGAAATGGAGGCGGAAGAATGAATATCGTAAACGTAGAGCAAGGCACGCCAGAATGGCACACACACAGATCAGCACACTTCAATGCGTCTGACGCACCCGCAATGATGGGTGTATCGAAATACAAGACACTAACACAGCTTATGCATGAACTGGCAACAGGTATTGTGCCAGAGGTGGACGTAGCGACACAGCGCCGATTTGATAAAGGTCATAGGCTTGAAGCATTAGCACGACCAATAGCCGAAGGTATCGTGGGCGAGGAGTTATTCCCAGTCACAGGTACGCTTGGAAAGCTATCAGCCAGCTTTGACGGACTAACAATGGCAGAGAATATATGCTTTGAGCATAAGACGCTAAACAACGACCTGCGCCAAGTTAAGTCACAAAGCGACTTGCCAGCAATGTACCGCGTACAAATGGAACAGCAATTACTTATATCTGGCGCTGATAAATGTTTATTTATGGCGAGCAGTTTTGATGACGATGATGTTCTAGTTGAAAAGGTTATCGTCTGGTATGAACCAGATATGCAGTTGCGTAAGCAGATACAAGCAGGGTGGGTGCAGTTTGAAAAGGATCTGGCTACATACGTGCCAGCAGTGATCGTTGAAGCGCCCAAGGCTAATGTAGTGATTGAATTACCTGCTCTTTTCATCCAAGCACAAGGCGAGATCACTACTAGCAACATGCGCGAATTTGGCGAAGCTCTGACTAAAAAATTAGCAGAAGTACGAGCAATTGCACTTATCACTGATCAAGACTTTAGTAATGCAGAAGCTGCTGCAAAGCAGTTCCGCGAAACATGCGACAAGTTGAAGCTGGCAAAAGCTCAGATGCTTGAACAGACAGTTACCATTGGTGAAGCTGCACGTATGATAGACGCATGGCACGAAGATTTGCGCGTGACAGCATTAAAGCTGGAAAAAGATGTTGCAGCTGAAAAAGAAGCTAAGAAGCTGGCTATTATCAACTCAGCAAAATCTGAATATGCAGACTACATCAATATGTTGGAAAATGAAATTAAGCCAATACGATTAAATCTATCATCACCTGATTTTTCTGGCGCAATGAAAGGAAAGCGCTTGTTATCAGCATGGCATGATGCAGTTAGTACAGTATTAGCTAATGCAAAATCAGAAGCCGATATTTTGGCAAGTGACTATCGCAACAAACTAGATGCAATGCGAACAGTGGAAGAATATAAATTCCTATTTTCAGACTTGCAACAGATTATAACTAAGCAGCGCGATGATTTTGATTTGCTTGTTACTTCACGTATTGAATCGCATAAAGTAGCAGAAGCTGCCAAGGTTGATGCGCAGCGCGTAGCAATACAAGCAGAAGCTGATGCAAAGGTTGCTGCTGAAATTGAGCGGCTTACGAAAATTAGCGAGATCGAGTGCGAATTAAAGGTAAATATCAACCAGCCCGTTGTTGTTGAAGCGCAGTCTATGATAGTTGTTCAGCCAGTTGATACTAAGGCTATATTTATTGATAATCAGGATGCAATCAGTACCTTTATGGCTACACGCGAGTTTGGAAATGACAAGAATAAGATTCGTGCAATTTTAGTTGAGTTCGTTAAGTACCAGGCTTCACATAATTTACAACACGTAGCATAACTAAAGGAAAAATAATGGCAAACGACTTAAATCAATGTAATTTTATTGGCAGAATTGGTAAGGATATAGAAACCAGATACATGCCAAGCGGTGACGCAATAGCTAGTTTTAGCATAGCAATAGGCAGCCAATGGAAAGATAAAAATGGTGAAAAGCAAGAGTCTACTGAATGGATTAACGTTTCCGTATTTGGGAAACTTGCCGAAATTTGCGGAAAGTATTTAGAAAAAGGTTCTCAGGTGTTTGTATCTGGACGCATGAAAACAGACAAATACACTGACAAAGAAGGTATTGAGAGATATTCAACTAAGATTATTGCCGACAAAATTCAAATGTTAGGAAGCAAATCCAAGGGTGATCAATCTGAAAATAAACAATTGGAAGAGCAAGCAGCGCGTAAACCAAGTGTTCCAAGTTTTGAAGATATGGATGACGACATTCCTTTTTGACAAGTGCCATGGCGCATCTACGTGGTGCGCCACTAGGAGATGAAAATGATATTTAGTGAGTGGTGGGAAGAAATTGGAAGCAGCATAGTTCCAAAAAATGATGAAGATCATGAAGAACATGCACGAGTAGTTGCAATGATGTCATGGGAAGCGTGTGTTGAAGATTGTGCAAAAGTTTGCGATAAGCAAGATGGAATGCATAACACAATTTATTCTTTTGCTATAAGAAGTGGATTATGAAAGATTACAGTGAAATCATGCAAGACATGTCAAAGATACAACGTAAGCGTGAAGATGCTTTGCGGAGTGAAGATTGGCGAACGGCAATTGAATTAACTATCAATATTTGGAAAATTGATAGTTTGTTAATGGCATGGCTTATAGAAAAGATTTTGAAGAGGTGAGTAAGTGATTGAAAAATTCAAAGTTATTGACAATAAAAAAATAACAAAAGTTTTAGTTATCAGTGAAACTAGCGCGTATGTAACTATTAGTATTTATCTTAATAAATATATTAAGGAGAAAAAAATAGGTGCTTGTTTAAGCTACTTTGACACATAGCAAGAAGCACATAGATTTATATTGTCAAAAGCTCAGGAAAAAATTGACTTAGCGCGTAAAGACCTAAGAAAAGCACAAGATTTGTATGGAAATATTAAATCTATGAAAGACCCATACGTGAATAAATGAAGGAGTAATAAAATGAATAATGAATTCGATTTACAACGATCAATTGATGGTGAACCGATTGAAACGACGGGAGGAAATCCAGTAGAGTTTATAGCGTACAGACCAACGGCTGATATATTCGAACAAGTTGTAGTGCAGTTAGGAAAACACATACATACATATTCTAGTAGTGGTCATCACCTACACAATATTACATCCATACGCATGAAGTCAGTAGTGAAGCAGATTGACTGGGCTAAACTGCCAGTTGATACACTTCTTATACTAAGTCTAGACGGAGCAACAGTTAACCGCTACTTTAGTTCGTTTAATAGCGGCAGAGTGTATTTTTTTATGGCTGGTGCAACCTCGAAAACTGCGCGTAGAAACTCAGACGTATTCGCAATTAGCCCAAGTAACGTGCAGATAGCGCCATACCAACCATGGACTATCTGGATAGGTGGTAAATGCCCCATTCCAGATGGACTTGAGTATGATGTTTGTTTGCGCGATAGCCGTATAACTACTCCACCTGCCAAAGCTAGTGAAATGATTTGGGTTAATACTAAGTGCAGTGCAGACATCATTGCATACCGACTAACTGGAAAAGTATTGGATGGGTATTCACTATGAGAGAGATTAAGCGGTATATTTTAACACACATTGGGCTTTTCTCAAGGTCAGAAAAGTCGCAGATAACTACAGACGACCTATGCAAGTATGCTGATGTAGCCCAAATCATCCAGCGCAACGCAGAGCTTGAACAGCGCAACAAAGAGCTTGAAGCCGAGCTTGCGCGACTGCGACAGCAGAAGCAATTGGTGTTCTTACTGACAGAGGTATTGATTGGGAAGATTCTTTTTTCACGGATGTTGTAATAGGGGGCGATGGTTATTGTAATCTCTACGCCGAACCTAAGCCAGCACAAGAGATACCAACCGAGCTTGTGAAGTGGGTTAATAACGATGAACCTAACCTTGAGATGGATGATAATGTAGATGTTGCACTTGAGAAAATAGTGCGTAATGAGTGCCGAGCTTTCGTCAAATCACAACTTGAAAAAATGAAAGGTTAAGCTATGAGTATAATAATGAATAAAATTATGGAGCAGGTCGGTGAAGTTTCCAGATCATACGTGCAAGTTCAGTACGATTTCGAAAATGATAACAATGCTACTGCACATGTCGCAGAGGTAGATAAACTAAGAGCAATGATCGAAGATGTGATTGAAGCGCCTAATGGCTGGAAACTTGTTCCTATTGATCCAGATGAGCTAAGTATTCAGGCGGGATGTTTAGAGCAATCGGATAGTTATTATAAGTCTTATAAGAAGTTGGCAGATTTATGCTCATTTGTAGTTGTTAATCAACTACGGAATCTTGTTATTCGTGGTTACAAAGCTATGATATCCGCAGCACCAGAGTATAAGGAATAAATCATGAAAGTTAGTATTCTACTAGATTGCCGCCAGTGCATTCATTTCATGTGGTGCAACAATAGATGCGGAGCTATATACACCTGTACAAATTGCAGTCAATATGAGCCGAGTAAACGTATTCAAATTTTTAGAACGGAATAATTATGCAAGTGAAAATGACAGTAGACGAGGCATTAGAGATTGCAGATGAGTGTGTGCAAGGAATGTCATTACACGAAGGGTCAAAAGGATGGCGCGTAGTATGTATGGTTCTTGCTTCGGAGGTTAGGAATCTACGAAAAATTAAAGATTCACTTGTGGTCATAGATCAGGATCTTATTGTGCTAGATAGTAAGCTAGAAGGTTTGCTACTCCAAAATGAATTGCAGCGAAAAGAACTAGCTAGGGAAGTAGAGGTTGAAATGAAGTTAACTAGACTAGAGAAACTTCAAAACATTCAAGACGAGGTAGAGGAATTTATTGCAGCCCACAAGCTGAAAACCCATCACTACTTGTCGGACAGGGAAATAATAGCCGAGTTTAGTAGGTACAAAAAGAAGCACGTGAGAGAAGCGATTAACAACCTGAGATTGGGAAATCAATATGCCCCACGAGGCATGGAATAATTATGAAAGGTAACATGATATGTCTATAGTAATAGCATCAGTCTTGATAGTATCAAGTATCGCCGTATTGTACTCTATGTATCGTAATCTTTCTGAGGAGGCACGAGAGTGGGTAGCGACCTTTTCTAAAATGTCGCTAACACTTACCTTGTTTGTAGTGATAGTGGCATCTGCCAACTACCTGATCACATGTGGTATTAAGTAACCTATAATGAAACCATTATGTCGCACGAATCATGGAAGTTAATTGGAAGCTACGACGAACTTCAGCGCTTAGAAATGAAGCGAGAAGAAGATGAGTACCGTAGGAGAGAATTGCAGGAAGAAATGGATATGGACAAACGCAGTGAGGATGATTACGAAGATGACCAGAGGAATTAGAGCGCAAGCTGAACGTCAGAAAATACTTGATGTACTTAATAAGCATGGAAAGATGACATATAGGCAAATAGGAGAAATGTGCTGTATTGAAAATCCACAATGGCCGCTTTCGTGGATGGTGACTAACGGCGAGTTATCCCGCAGTGACAAACGGCCGAGTTATTACACTGCGTTGGTTGATGTAACAATGAGCACAGATAATGTGCAAAAGCAGAGATTTGAACTTGCAAATAAAACATTTAATGATAAAAACAATAAAATATTATTATCCGCTAATCGAACAATAGTTAATCTGCTAGATAAACCTGCGCGTGATAATACTGCACAGCGTAGCAGAGTAATCGGATTTTCGTTTAGTGGAATGTATGCGCAACAATTTTAATGCATAACTAACCATTAAATTCTTTTCAGGCATGACCTCCTAAATGCTGCCATCACCCAATATTGTTGGTCGGTATGTTTGGGTCTGCCTGCATCTTTCCACGGAAGTAAGAAGCTATCCCCAGAACTGGTGCCATAGTGGCCATGACTGCAGCTTCTGATCCAATCAGTGCAGGTAATTGACCAAGTACGTCAGGCTTTACCCCGAAGAACATCACCCCAATATAACTAATCGCTGCGGTAACGCCAGCCGTCATTCCAAGTAAGCCAAAACAGAAGCCAATAAACGGCCGCCAGGAATAAGTAGGCCAGTGCTCGCTGGCTGTTTCAGCTTGCATGGTTTTATTTATATCAGTTATTGACTGTGCTGATGCGGCGATTTGTGCCTTGGCCTGATCCGCTGCCAGTTCAGATAGCTTAATCTTCTGATCCGCTTCTATCTGTGCAAGTTTCACAGCCGCGTCAGGATTAGTTTGCATCGCCTGGCTAACTGCGTCGGGCGTGGCTGCTGTACCCAGTGCCGATGCAACCAGCGCACCGATAGCTGTACCAGCAGGGCCGCCAAGCAGGGTGCCCAGTATCGGGGCAGCTTTGCCAACTGTATTCGCTATATCTTTCCATTCCATTACGCAGCCCCTTTTATTAAGTTATTTGCAATACGCCGAGCCCATCCTTTGCCAAACATAGGCCATGTGGATAACTGCGTCATGAAATTAAGTCTGCTTGCATTGAATAGCAATACAAGTTTCAGCGGGTCCATAGCCTGCGCAGCCGCTAGTGTTATGCTGCCGAATATACCGTCATCCGCTACCCCAAGCGCACGCTGCAACCATCGCACTGCCTGTGATAATCCGCTATTTACAGATGCATCAAAAAGCTGGAAAGCAACAGGATAGGCAAGGGTATCAAATGCACTTAGCCAGTACGCCTGCGCATAGATTGTCTTAGCATAGCTCATCGTCATATCCTGCATAGCGCCTGTGTACCCGTTTGCACGTGCAACCGCTATGGTGATACCCCAGTTGGTTTCTCCGCCTGGGTCGTTAGGATTATTTGAATATCCGCCCTCATTACCGATTAAATCTGTAAATGCTTTGTCAAAGTTGCTCATTATTTATCCACTTTCGCATCGAGCTTGTCCTCAATTCTATCCAGCTTGGTAAAAATTGCATTGCTCAAGCTCTTGAAATCGGCACGTGTTGCATACTCGCCTGCTACCAGCACCTGGATAGCAGTGACCTTATCCGTTAGATCTTTATCAGCCTTTTGCAAATCCTTTAGCGCTTCCCACATGGCTTTCATCCACCACCCACCAAGTGCGCCTGTTACTGCTATTACATAGTTAAAAAGCTGCTGCTGATCCATTATGTTTATTCCTTTATTTTATGCTATCTTCGCAATGATTAGGTTGTAGCCAGTTGAGAAACTTGCACAGATAACAGCCATAGAGATTACCTACCAAGCTGGCTTTATACGCCCTAGCACTGACTGTTTCTCCATCGTCGCCACCCGTTGCTGAATTAGCTAGCGTGTCGTATGCAACGATGATCTTCCATGCTCTCGTTCCTGACGGTGAAAATAGGATTGCTGGTATCATCCACAATATAGAAAGCGCAACACCAGCAAAACCGATTATGGAAAGAATGATTAAAAGTAGACGCTGTTTCATATTAGAACCACGCTGGAACTGCTGGCAAAGTCAAGATATATGCTGCTGGACTCGCTGGCATAGCCATAGTTCCAGCCTTAATTGCTGCCAAATCTGTGTAGCATTGTAGCCATACACTAGAACGCCATGGCACAAATGCTTGCGCATCTGATGCAAATGGCTGATGCGGGTCATTGAAGTAACTAGCGCAACTTACGTCATCACGATAGCCTTTTTTCTGTGCGATAGAAACAATATAGGCTTGCACTGCTTGATTATAAGTAGCCTCTGTTTGTGCAAATATTTCTGCTGCCGTAGGAGGTGCAACTGGTGGAGGTATATATGGTGACATGCCTTGAGGCCAGCTTGGTATTGATAAAGCTGCGCCGTCCATATCGTCGTGTACTTGGTTGTTGCTGTCTATCCATAGTGCCATTTTATTATCCTTTAACGAAGTTCATAAGCAACGTGGGTTGCGGCTGAGTCTGTCACACTGTAAGAAGATCCTGGCGGGATGATTGCTGTTCCAACTGTAATATAAGTAGCGCCACCAGCGGCATCTTGGCCACATATCCATCCGACCGAAACCCCATCAATCAAAAGTGTGCATCCGGATTGAGCAGTGGCATTAGAAGTAGCATCCACTTTTAACAAGATCGGTTTACTTGTGGTGTTATAATAAGTTGTTCCACTCGTTCTAGTAACAGGCTGCCATTTTTGCCCATAACCAATGCTGCTCATTCCAGCCACAGCCTCACCGACTCCAACTGGCTGAACTAATGTAGGACTAGACCAACCAGTACCGCTAGTCCATGTAGCATCTACTCGCCCGACAATTCTATACTGAGACGCTGTAGTAATTGCGGTAGCTGAGTACCACACATTTACAGCAGTAGAGCCTGAGCCAATTGCAGTTGTAGTAATTAGATTGGTTTCGTCAAGCTGTAATCCGCCAGTCAAATTACAAACAGCTAATTGTGGTGAACCTGCATTATAAACAATTGCGTAAATTAGAGATGTAGCAACTGCTGTTGTTGCACCTAATGATGCAGCAGTACTATTCATTGCAAGCGTTAATGTGCTGGTTACGTTGTACTCAACAGGAGTACCGTTAGTCAGTACAGCATTACGGAAATCTACTTTGCCAGTTCCGAGCGATGCGTATATTAGAGCTGATGCAGTTGACGCAGTGAAGTTTGGCATTGCGCCTGCGTAGCGTGCGTCTGCTGCGGTTTGTGTTCCAGCAACAAATGCAGTAGTCGCTACTTTTGCACTATTATCACTAGCGGATTGCGTTGTCGCCGTGGCTGACCCTAATGATGGTGAAGCAAGCGAAGTTATGTCAGTATTTGCCCCAGAAGCTGCAGCACCTAAACCTACCCGAGCGGCTGCCGTTGTTGCAGCTGATACAATTGGGGCCATTGCTGAAGATACCGCCGCCGAAGCCATACCAGCGTAATTGATGATAGACGCGCCCAGAGCGTCCCAACCAAGCAGGTTGTTTGCGACTGGATGCGGTAATGCTGTAGATGCTCCACTTGAGATTGAAACAGTTAAAGCTCTGCTAGTTTTTTCAGCGACTTGTTGTACTAAGATAGTCAATCGATCAAATACATCACTGATAACTTGCGGATAGAAGCCGCCGCCGTTGGTCAGTACCACGGATTGCAGATTTTGAACCGCACTGGTTAGCGTTATCAGGTATCCAGCAGTAGGGGCAACGATCATGTTCACTGTTCCACCAGGGTTAGAATCCTGATCGCTGTTGAGCGTAACCGTGTAATCAACACCTAATACCAGAGTTGTTTCCACAGCATACAAATCAGTCTGCACAACTACTACATCTGACGTGGCAAACACCTTGAATGAAAAAGGGAACGCAGTAGTAACTACATTTCCTGTATATGGTCCAGCTTTTCGAGTAGTGCTTGATATGGTCAAGGTTGCGCTCCTTGTAAGATGCTCTGATTATCGAGGCATACTTACAAGGTACGTGCACCGTCTAATGCTGCTCTTGGTAACCAAATCCAATTGCCATAGGGTTATTAGTCTTTCCATCCTGCAACGCCTGGACACCCGTAATAGTTCGATTCAACTGTGCTGATGGTAGGCCAAACATATCGCCCGTTACGTTTATTGCTGCTTTGCGGAATCCAGTATCAAATTCACCTTGGTGCGCTTGCTGAGCGAGTTTACCTACATCAGATATCATTCTAAGTCCAGCTGGTCCTGTATAGTCACGCCCTAAATCGTTTGCGCCTGAAATCGTTTTAGCAGCTTCTGAAAACTCACGAACCACCATCATCAGCCCCATTAAGTTATCAATTTCCTCAGCTAACAATCGCTTTGATAGTTTTTCCAAATCCCACTCATCACCCCCGCCTGGCATAAGTACAGATTTCAGAGCATGCACCATGACTGTCGGAACTACGGATAGCATGAGAAAATCAATCGCCATCTGCCCTTTACTACGTGTCATAGCGCTAGTAACGCCTAAATTAAGCTGGGTATTCATGAACGAGTAGAAGGTTGTGAACAGTTTTTGAAACGGTCCACCGCGCTCGATAGCAGACAAATCCTTAGTCATGCCGCTACCCTGCGAGTCTATTACCGCCTGATCTGCTAGTGCGACAGCGCGTGGCTCATCATTACCCTCAGCAATCGCTTTTTCATAACCACCCCACCAGGTCGGTACGTCAACCATCTGCTGCATCCGCATCATGAGGAAATACGCGCTGCCATGCACTGCGGCCATGGCGGGGCTTTCATCCTGCACTTTGTTGCGTAATTCGTTCAGCTCGCGGAAACGTGTACGTGAACGGTTCGCCATGAATTCGCTTTTGCTGTTGGCATCGCGCATTGCATCGAACGGGTGCGTTATGTACCGTGTTAAACCCTTGCCAACCCATCCTGCACCCAATCGGGTGATAGACTGGGTAATACCTATCGGCTGCATCAATGCGCTTACCAGATTGAATCCTAGACCTGCCGCGCTTACGCCTTGTCTGAGTTTCCCTAACATGGCCTCGCCAGCGCCATTCGCACCGCGTTCACCCTCTGCAATATCTTTCACCCAGTCCTTGAATTGCGTTTTTACTTCTGGGCCATAGTGCTCGCGGATAGCACCATCAATTGATTTTGAGCGCAGCAAGCGGTTTGCATCTATTAGCCATTCATGCCAGGACAAGTCATGTATAACGTCATTTACCCCAGAATATAAACCCGACATTGAGTACAACAGCGGCCGACCTGTAACCTCATCCACGCGTGATTTGGTAAAGCTACGGCGGGTAGTGGCAGAGGTATAAGCCCCTTGCAACTGGCGCTTTGCACCTTCTGCGTCAGCATGATCTTCGGCGCGCTGACTAGCGGCTGGATCGTATTTGATAGGGTAGTATCCGCCGCGCATTTCAATAGCTTTGCCATCCGCTGTATGTGCAGTGAATGGAGTGGGTTCAACCCAGTCAGGTTCTTTGCCATAGACGCGGCGATCTTTTGCTGCGATTTGTGGGCGGTATGATTCAAAGTGATCCCATATCGCCTGAACAGCATGCCATTCCTCAGCTGTTAATGAGTGCAATACGGGTTCGATTTGTGCACGCGTCCAGTTCTCGCCGCCAAGTAGTCGCTGGATATTCCCATCGTTTCCCATATTCAATGCGATAGCCAGGCGTGATTCACGATTAAGACTGCGGTCTATGCTTTTGAAATACTTACCTTTTCCGCCCATCATGCCAAGTTTGAATATCGGCGAGAGTATTTCTGATAGCTGCCTAGTGGCATCGGAACGCATGGTCGTTTCCATATTGCCTTTATCATTGGCATTACGCACGAAGTATTCCCACATCGGACCACCGTCTTTACCACCATCCATCGTTCTAGCTAGCATAATGGGCTTGAGGTGAGCCGCCCAAAACTGACGTAACCCTTGTATCGTCCGCCCAATGTTAGTTGTCGGTGTGCGGGTATCTGCTGTGCGGTTTCCAGCATGCTCATGAATACTGCTTACGATTTCATCACGTGCGGCTTCATAACTACGCTGGTCTTTAGCTGTAAGTAGTTTGCGCTTCAAGCGCCCAAGGTGATCGATCTGCTTGATGGTATCGACTAGCCCACGAAATTCGCTTACTGTCATATCTTTGTATGACTTACGCAGCGCTTCGTTTTCAAGCGCTGGCGGGATATCTGGTTCTAAGCCCATTTCTTGCTGCGACTTCATCCATGCGGCTAGGGTTGCCCGCTTGTCGATAGCCTTGAGAGATTGCCCAGAGCGCAGGTAAAACCGTTCTAGCAGTGCATGTATCTGGTCTACATAGTCAGCATCCAAGCTTTTATATACTGAATCCTTATTATACTTTTCAAGAAAGTTCTTGCCCTTACGGACATCCTCAACTGCATCCGTTGCTGCGCGCACCAGTTGGTTATTAAGTAGTGCTGCCCGTTGCTCAACAGCCGCAGCGCGTGTATCCTTTGGTGCTGCTTTAATTGCATTACGGTTTGCACGTGCTTCTGCGATTGAATACATGCGCACGTTCAAATCCCGAATCTTCTTGTTTGCAATAGCTGATTCCGCAGCCTCCTTAGCTGCCTGGGTAATATGGCGAACAGGAACTGGCGACTTAGTAAGTATCTTCAACCCTGTAGCCATAAAACGCGCCCTGGCCTCGTTGTGTATTGCAGCCTCAGCTGCGCGTTCTATCCCTTGTGATGTTGATAGTTCGCCGTGTTCTTCCAGCATGCGCTGGTCAGTCATCCCCTCGATCACTTCCTTACGTGGAGGCGTTTCAAGTAAAGTACGGACAAGCTCATCACCAGAACTAAAGCCAAACATCTCAGCAACAAGATCAGGATTCAGTCCGTCCTTGCCAGCCATACCGTACTTGCCTTTACCGAGTGCATCGATATTAGGGCGGCTCAGCATAGTTTCAGGGTACATTTCTTTCAGCGCATCGATATCAAGTTTGAACCATTTGTCAGCCTTAATGAGCTCACCGTCATGGCCGGTCATTTCACCGCGCTTTAGCCAGTGCATTGCTTGGTATATCGGTTTATTATCAACTTCATCGGATACTTGATTATTAATTTCTTTGCGCGCGCTGGCGGCTTCTTCCTGCAATGCTTTAAGCACTTTACTCTTTGCGCCAGATAGCCACTTCATGTCGCGCATGGACTTGCCCTGCATTTCCTCCACGGCTGTGTCTGTTGCTTCGGATGCAGTATGCTGGTAATCAGCCCATTGCTCAGGAGTCATGCCTGCATCGTCCGCGGACTTGAATAGCGGCTCATACCCGCGCACCTGTTCAGCGCTCTTGATAGATTCCTCACTGGCCAGCATACGATCCATTACGCTGCGCACTTCTGGCGTGAGTTCCACATTTAGCGCTGTTAAGGATTTGTATACATTGAGAAACCACGACTTGAAACGCGAGAATATACCTTGCAGTTCTACGTTTGGCGCTTTGCCTTCCATTAGATAGGCTTCAAACCCCCGTGCAAACTGTTCGTGGTAGCTGCGTTTTTCCTCAAAATCCAGATTGTGCCATGCTTCGATTGAGTCCACGCCAAACCATTTAATCAGTATGTCTGTATCTTTCTTAGCTAATTCAGACGCATCACTGCGACCAGCCATATCCATGTTTATTTCAAGGAAGTGGTGGCCTAGCTCATGCAGGTAAGTGGTTAGGTCAGCATCCTTGAGCAGGGCGATAGTCCCTGTTTCGGGGTTGTACGCGCCGCGGTTTTTGGCACCTGATTGATAGTACTCATTATACGAACGCGAATTAAATCGTTTTGATGGTGGTACAACCTCTCCTGTTTCAGGATCAGTTACAACCGTATCAAATAGTTTGCGGTTGTTTTTCGTATCTTTATAAGCATAGTTTTTACCATCATCAAAACCTTGTTCATGGATTGAGTTTGCGTCCGTAAAAACGTGCTTTGCTTTTACCGTATCAGTGATAATCCTGTATGGGCCATTTATATTAGCTTTGCCATGTTCTTCTGCATATCCTTTAGATATAGATACCCAATCACCAACACGCAACTTAGTATCCTTAACACCTTTAGGTACAGCACGATATAACTTCACATCTGCATCTGGCTTACCTTTAACCCTTTGCATCGTTGCGATTGAGTCACGATCATAGTGTGTTCCATCGCCATAATATCGAGTTGCATTATGTGAATAAATATCATCTGGATAGATGCTTGATAAGTCATGTAGGGGCGAACTATAGCCATCATTAGTTGGTGCGGTGTGATCCATCCTTGTGCCTGATACATCTTGCACATAACCGCGCGCACTTGCTACTTTGGAAACTATTTTGCTTGCAGTAGCATCATCACCATTCTTTAATGCTTCTGCATAATCTTTATCTAATTGAGCCAAGTCTTTTTGGCTTATGCTTTCTCTAGGCTCCATGTCGCCTTGATTAAATGCAGCACCGCCCATGCGTTCAGCAACGGCATTTAATGGATAGCGTTCAAGTAATTCGCTGGGCTTCATTCCCATCTGTTCAGCGCGGGTAATGTAGTGAGCATGGGCTATTGTTGCGTATATCTTGTTAACGTCTGGCGTGAAGCGCTTCGTAGCGTCAAGTTGCCCTAGTATCTTGTCATATACGGCTTTGCTATCCGCTTCATTTTCTGTCTGTTCTACATGCTTATTGACAATATCCTGCGCGTGCGCGCGCAATTCTTCAATCTGATTTGCATTAAACTGATCTGCTTCAGCTTTAGTCTTGCCAGCAGGGTCAGTTTTCAGGTGCGGCAAAATCGCAGCATCTAACGGTGTTCCTGCTATATAGGTTGCATAGTCGGCAGTTGGTATTTTGATAGTGCCGCTAGTTTCAATCCCTTCATGCATCTGACCAGCAATGTCAGGCATCTTTGCCATAATATCAAGCGCATCTGCACCTGACTGGTGGAATACATTATTTAATGTATGAGCGTCAATATACACAGCTGTGATATGACCGTTTTCGCTGGCATCCTCAACGAACTGGTGAAACTGATCTGGTGATCGTTCACGTAGTGGGTTAGCCGCTGCTTGCTGGCTTAATGCAGATAATATAGTGTGATCGTCCTGGGCCTTTTCTGCGGCTGCAATATCTGCATAATGCTTAGTGAGTACATCTCTGAGGCCGCCAGGGTTTGCATTGCCGTGTGCTGCGTGTGCAGCTAGTATGCTACCCGTCAGTGAAGATATTATTGCATCATCGGTGTTAAATGACTGCTGCATCGAATCGGGCATTTCAGCATTCATGAAGTTGCGTGAAGCTTCGCCTGTCGCAAGTCCAGAAGCGGCACCGCCTGCCAATCTAGCAGCAAGCCTGCCTGGGGCTGACATGGGTATAACGCCCATAGCAGACGTTGATAGGTACTGAGCTTGAGCGGCTTTCATCGCCGCATTAGCATCACCAGTCTGCGCATAAACTTTCTTCCCTGTATCCACCGCGTCATTGAGCGCAGGGAATAGCATAGACTTGGTACCGTGTTCAACGGTTTGAGCAATTGCACCTGGTACAGTTGATGCGGCTGTAGATTCAGCACCCGCCGCTGCGCCAGTACCAGACAGGGTAATCTGTGACAGCATACCTACAAGATTGCCCGTTGCGTTTGCCAGTTTTCCTGGCAATCCAGCCCGTGGGTCAGCTTTGAAAACCGCCTGCGCTTCATCACGTGGCGCTACCATATTCTTAAACCACCAGTCAGACTCCGCTGATCCACCAGTTGCTTTGTCATACATAACTGGGAAAGCACCTAGAACGGTATTTACACCTGATGCAGCTTTGTTGTATGCACCGCCTAAGCCCTTAATAGCTTCGGAGGGAATATTTGCCAGTTCGTCTTTCCAGTTGAAGCCAGTATCTGCTACGGGTGCGGCGGCTGGATGCTGCAATGTCTTTTCAACAGCTGCCATCTGCGGAATGCTATCGTGTACCAGTCGTGCCTTGTCTGCGTCAGACAGAAAGTTAGCCAGGTGCGGGAAATTAGTAGCTATCCCGTCCGCATCTACTGATTGCATAGCAGCTTGCTGTTTAGCCACGTCAGGCATATTGCGGACGGTTTCTACTGGTGTGTTGGTGAGCGCGGCTAGGTGCTGGTATTGCGCTTCTGCCGCGGGGTTGCTATTTGCCGCAAGACTTACATTGTTACGTATCGTGCCAGCTGTTTTGCCCAGCACTGAACCCACTGCATCATCATAATTATTTGGCATGGCTTTTCCAGTAGGCGCGTAATATCTGATCGTTGGTAGGATTGTTTAATCCACGCTTGGCAAATGATGCTTTGATAGCATCGGCATCACCGCTTGGAATATCGCCTGGTTTAATCGTCATCATAGTTGTCTGTTCGGATGATCCATACCAGTTTCTGAAATTGATGTTGGTCATGAATAAATGATCGATGTGCTGAGTGACTTCATCTGGCGTGAGCTTGTGTCCTATATCACGCTGCGCAGCCATAATGTCGTCGGTGACAAAGTGCTGAATTGTTCCCCATCGTTGCTTATCATCATCAGAAGCATTTGGTTTGGGTGGTGATATACCGTAAGCTGTTAAGCGATTTGATAGCACCTTGTTCATCGTGGTAAAGTTTATGCTACCGATACCTGTGTCTGTAGTGCCGTTAATTACCCCTGCACGAAGTTTTGATATTTTCTCTTGATCAGAAGGTGAGAAGTTTGTTTTAAGGAATCCTGCAAACGTTGCATCACTCATCTTGGCTAATTCAGCTGGATAAGTAACCGCCATGGCAAAGGCTTTTTGATCCGTAACTACCTGATCTTTAGTCGCAGGGTTAACTGCTTTAGCAAATGCAGTAAGCCCGTCTACCGACCCAGGGTTAACTGCAGCAAGGTTAGTGATTACAGACGGTGGCAATGCGTTAAGCTGGCCACCGTTGGCGATGAGTGCTTGTTGCGCTTGTTGCAATGCCTGTTCACCCTGATCCTTATGCGCTTGCTTTATCATCGCGTACTGCTGCACTGCTTGTGTTTGGGTTAGCGATACAAGTTGCGGATTAGCCGTAGCAGGTAGCTGTGATATTGCATGATATACAAAATCAAGTTCAGTTGGAAATGGCGCAGCGCCGCCGCCTGACTGATACATCGCTGTACCCTTATTGACATAGGCTTGTGTTTCCTTGGGCATGTGCGCAAGCCAGTTGTTAGGATCAGCTTTGATTGCGGCCTCTAATGCACCTGGTCCTGCATTATATGCCGCCAAGCCTTTATCTATCCCACCATACTTCTGTACAAGCGCAACAATGTAATCGTTACCCACACGTGCGCGTTCAGCAGGGCTATTATCTTGAGCGGGTTTAACCCCGTATCCTGGATTAGCATTGGTTGCATCCATTACCTGCATGCTGCCTTTTGCAGTGCCTTGCCCTGGGATGAACTTGCCAACAGCGTTTGGATTGCCAGCACTTTCCAGATTTTGTACTACACCCTGTAGCCGTGTTATATCGTTAGGCTGTATCTGGGTAGCGAAGTGCTGGGTAGTTGCATTCACAACGCCCATGGCAGTTTGTGCATTTACCTGTGTATTGAGTTTACCGAGTACAGCCAGCGAATCATTGGCAGTCATGTCGCCTTTATGCGTCTCATAATAAGCCTGGGCGTACATCGGGTTGTTGTTATCCAGCGCCGCAGAGATTACCTTAGCATAGATAGCGCTGCCTGTTGTTTTGATAGCATTGGTCTGCATGTCACCAGGTATGCCGTCATGTACCGTCTGGTAATATGCTGCTTGCTGCGCCTTTTTAACCTGCTCATCAACTATCTTTGGGTTGTTATAGTTAAGCGCTGCTGTTTCCGCTGCCATTTCAGCCGCGCCTTGGTTAGACTGTTTGGTATATACATCCTGCTGTTGAAATACGTGCTGTTGCAATTGCCCCTGAAAACTTGGAAGCATATTGGAAGTTTGCGCGCGGAACATTGCACGCTGGTCATCATTGGTTAATCCTGCTTCAATCGTGCCTAATGCTTCCTTGAGCTTGCCTGTGTAGGTTTGTTCGAGTGACAGCCCAGTATTCGGATCAGGCGCGAGTGCATCCTTGCTCTGAAGCTGTAAATATCCGCCTTGCTGGGTGATATTGCCATTCGCATCTTTAATGGGCTTACCGAAGCGCAAATCGTTGTAGGCTCCTTGTGCGTCCTGCTCCGCCTTTGCGGCGACGGGTTGGTTGGCAAGGTGCGCTGCTTCAAC